GCCATTTCCATAAACATATTACCAGGAGCAGATGGACTAAAGTCCATATAGCTATTCTGGAAATAGGTTCTTGCATAATTGATTAAGTCCTGTTTTAAGGTACTAAAGTCTTTATCAAAATATTTTATATCAGGTACGTTTGCCATTATTATTTAGTTAAATCGATTGTTGAGACATTTATTACTAAATTATCATCTTGATTATTAATAGAATAATCTAGAACTATATTTACTAAATTACTGTCTGAGTATGGTTTGATAGTTATATTTCTAACTATAATATTAGGAACATAAGCATATATTTCAGTTTCTAATCTAGCAGCTACATTTTCAAAATTTGAATCTGGTTCAAATAAAGCTGCTCTTAAGTCACCTCCAAAGTTAGGATCAAAAAAACGTTCACCTTTATTTGTTAATATATAATTTACTAAATTAGATTTAACTTGATCTTTAGTAGTGAATGTTTGATTAAATACACTTGTATCATTATTAAAAAGTACATTAATTCCAATACCTCGTTTTTGTCCGACGTCTATAGGATTTAAAGTGTATGTAGGTCTTTTCAACATTATATTTGTCCTTTAGCTTTCATTGTTTGCATTAATCCTGTAAAATCAGGAACTGTGTCAATTCTTACAGAATTAATATCACCTGCTGGTCTAGTATTAGCTAACATAGCATCAACACTATTAACAACAGTTGGTTCAGCTATTCCACCAAATCCCATAGCATCATTTGAATTCATTTCAGCTACTGATCTCCAATCTCCAGATTGAGCGGTTTGGTTTAATATTTCATTTAAAATATTATTTTGGGTAAACGCCATTGGTTTTGCTGGATGTGTTGGTTTGGCAGGTTTTATTGATTCAACCATGGAATTTTTAACAGTAGTTTGTTTGGCCTCTGCCACTACTGGCTTAGGGTCTGGTGCCTCTAGCAATATTCCTAGCTCTTCCCTAACAACAGCTTGTACTTCTTCACGTATAACCTTACGTAATAATTTAATAAATGTATCAGTCTTCATGTTTATAAATATTTTATTATCCTAGTATTTGTTTAAGTTCATCAATTAATTCATCAGCTTTACGGAATTTACTTGGAGCAGTTTGAGTTATAGGTAATTTACTAAATGAATCGTAAGCTACTGCTTGTAAAGCTCCTGATGGAGTTGTTATTACTTTAATAGTATAGTTTTTAGCTCCATCACTATATTCTGTTTCTGCATCTGCGTCGTCTATATTAAGAGTTGCTTGTAAATCAAAACTTATAGGTGATGGTGTTGTTGCTATTGTAAAACTTAATTTTTCTATTTTTATTTTAATAGCATTTACTAATTTTTGAAATATTTTTAATATAGTTTGAAGAAAAGTAACCATTAATAGATAGTTATCTATTTTATCTTCTAAAGGTTTTATAATATCGTCTATTGCTTGTTGTTCAATAGTGTATTTAGCTGCAGCTGGTTTTGAAGGAGATATACTGGCTAAGTCAGCGGCGGCTTTTACAGATGCTGCTTTCATTCTAGCTTTTAATATTTTTAAATATAATTTAAACGCTATTAAAGCAGCTTTAAGTACTTTGAGTAATGTAACTAAAGCGTCAATAATTTTCTTAATTGTTTGAATTATTCTTTTTAATTTGTTAACTTTACGATCAAAATTTTGTTTAAATCGATCATAATTAGCTTTATCTTTAGGAATAAAAGTAATAGCACCATCTACAACTTCAACACGTCCTTTATCTTTTAATTTCTTTTTAGTATCATTTACTATTTTATTTAATACAATATTTGCTGCTTTTTCAGCGTTAACAAATTTAGTTAATAATGGTAAAACAGCAGCTGCTAAAGCTGCTTTAGCATCAGCTAAATTTATATTAGATTGGTCTTTTAAGAAATTCTGTTTATCAGCTAATGATTTTCTAAGTTGTTCTGCTTTAGCTTTTTGTTTTTCAGCTAGTGCTTTAATTTTTTTAGCTTTATCAGCTAATTCTTGAGCTTTTTTCTTAGCAGCTCGAGCTTGAGCTTTAGCAGCGTCTACTTTAGCTTTCGCCTCAGCCACTGTAGCTTGCGCTTGAGCTTTAGCAGCTTGAGCTTTAGCAGCTACATCAGCGGCTTTTGAGTTAATATTTGATATGTTATCTCCTACAGCCATTATATTGTAAATGAATTATTTGATTTAAAGTTATCTAAATTAAGCTTTATTTGTTGTAATTTACCTTTTAATATTGATGTAGCTGGTGTTAACATAGCTGCCATAAGTGGACCAGGAACAATAGCAGCTGCTTGGACTAAATCAGCATATGTTGATATTGCTGTCATTAATTGAGTTAGTATATCATCTAATTGCTCACCTTTAACTATAGGTTCAGGAACGCCATTTTTATCTAATCCAAATTGTATTCTAGGAGCATTAACTAAGAACATATTTTCTTCATCATCACTATCTACAGGTCCAACATCAATTGTTACTTTATCACCTGCTGATAAATTGATATATTGTCTTGAACTAATAAAAGTACTATCAGAACGAGAGTTAAATACAAGTCGTCCTGATGATAAAACTATTTGTTCACCGTCATATGTTTTTATATCGTACATTATTTAAAATAAGCTTTATTTGTTATCCAACTTCCTATTGATAAATAACTATTATTACCACTTAATCCATTAGGAGCCCATTTACCTCCACCATATTGACTTGTAGGAGCAATTGTAAAAGCAACATCAGATTCAGGATCTTTTTTACTCCAACTAGCTCCTATTTGTCTTTTTCTAAGAGCTAATTGTCCTCCTTGACGTTGATCACCACCAGGTGCACTTGTATTATATTCTAATGTATATAACCAACCTACTTTACCTATTAACTCAGCACCTAAAACCATTCCTATATGACCAGTTCCATCTTTTTTAGTAATACAAAAAACAGCACCAGTAAAATTTAAAGTTGAATTAAATTTATTTATACCAGATTGAGTTAATCCATTTTTATCATAATCAACATTTCTATTCATAATAACAGCTCCAGGTATATCTCTAGCTACTTGGGATGAAGCTGATTTTGGAAATCCTCCTGCTTTATTACTGCCATTTGCTGCTATAAAAGCAACTGATATTCCACTAGCACAAAAAAGATTAGCAGGACATTTCATTACAGCTAATATAATATTATGTGTTACTCCATTATAAACAAATTGAGGTAATTTATCATTTACTATAGTTTTATAGTTAGTTGGATTCATTTTAATCGCTGAGTTAACAGCGTTATCTGCTTTACATGAATCTAATAATAATTGAGATTCAGCTGTTAATTTACCTGTTTTATCAACTACATAAACATTAGCTTTACCTTTAACAGTAAATTTTTTACCAGATATTTCATATAATAATTGTTGTTCTTGTCTAACAATTAATGGTTTTTCTAAACCAGATCCATCCTCAGGAACACCTGTATTTACATAAAATTGTTGTTGACTATTAAATTCAGTTTCAGGTAATTCTTCTTCAAAAATAAATCCTTCTTCAACTACTGGTTCTGTCACAGGAGGAGTAACTGATGGAGTTGGTGTTGGTTCTACTGATGGTAAAGACTCTGTGGGTGATTCTACAGGAACAGGTTGTACTATGTTTTCATCAGTTGATGCTGTTAAACCTGTAGAGTCTTGATTAGTATTTCCTTGATCATTAATTTCTACATTTCCTTTTCCTATATAAACAAATGAATTATTTTGATCTGGATTAGGAGCTATATTTCCTTTAAAATTATCATCACGTAACTGATTTATAAATTGTTCTTGTATATTAGAAGTAATAGTAGTACCACCATTAGTATCCATAACAATTTTAGCTCCACTTCTAGATTCAATAGAAGTTTCACCTGGTTTAGTATTGTTATAATATTGTTTAGTACTCATATTATCTTGTAAAGCCGTTTGAAGCTTTTTTATAATCTAAATTTGTTGGATTAACATTATCTGGTGAAGCAGAAACTTTATTTGATCTTATAAGTCCATTTTTATCTAATTCTTGTAAATTAGATATTGGATTTAAATAATAAACAGTTGATGTATCTGATTCACCTAACATACCTGATTCAAAGCTAGGTCCTATAAATAAAGGAACTACATCATCAAGTTGAGGTAATGTAATATTATCTTTATATGAAGGAACAGCATCACCTGTTTTAACAGGCCCAACATTATTTTTTAATGTTGTAAATTGTATAGCTCTAGTTTCAGCATTTACATAAGTAACAACACCAAAAAAGAAAGGAGATATAGCGGGTGTGTTTTTTGTATTTACACTTCCGCTAGTTGTTCTTGTACTTTTTCCATTATATGATATTGTATTACCTGTTCCCATCACTTAATTGTTTTGGTTCTTCAATCTTAATACCACTAATTTCTTGGAACAAAAGTTCTTTATCTCTATCACTTAATAAACCACCATCTGCTCCATCACCAGGACCTGTTGACATAGCACGTTGAACAATACCAGCCATTTTAATTAAGGCTTCATCATTCTTAACAGCTATTTCCATATATTCCTTTAACAAAGGAACAAGCATCATCGCGTCACCTGGCTCCTGTATCATAGGTTTCAGTTGATCGATTAATGCTTTAATTTCCTTTTCTTTACGAGTTGCGTTTTTGTATATATCTTCTAGTAAACTTGAAAAGGTTTTGTCTTTAAATAAAACTTGATTAAAATCCATATTATCTTATATAATGTTGTATATAAATATGGAAAGTGCAAGAAGTTAAATACTCATAGTTATATGTCCGTTATCATAATATTCGTTATATTTTTTAACGTATATTACTTTTAGACGCTTGATAATTTTAGTTATTTGAGGTGTTGAAGCTTCAGTCATTTCTTTTATATAAATGTATAAAGCTTTTTTATTAAAAATATCAATATTCTCACTTTTTCTAAATAACTCAACAATAGCATCTGCTATTTGAGCATCACGTTGTTTTGGAAATAATTCAAATAAATTAGCATCAACATACTTAGTAAACTGTTGTAAGAATGTAGGTTGTTTATCAACATTATCAGTTCCTTCAAAAGTATTAAGTAAGTCAACTAATATTGTTTTATCCTCATCTACAGCAGCTACATCAGCTTTATCTTTCAGCTTTTTATAGTTAGCATTATTATATAAAATTAAATAACGTTTAGCAATAGTTCCAAAATAACTAAATGCCTTGCCTTTCTCAGGGTTATATAAATGTAATTTCTCAAGTAAAAACGCTACTACTTCATGTTGGAGCTCAGGGATTGTATCAACTTCTGTATAGTAAAACTTAAAAGTATGAATGATATTTTCAGCCAACTTATGGAACGCGTAATTAATTCTTTCATTAAATATCTTATTTCGTTTTTTAACACTTTTTGATTTTAAATACTCTAAAATAGCATCCTCAGTGTCTTGGGTGAAATAGACATTTGCTTTTTTTGGTTTGCGTTTACGGACAGTCCCCTTCTTTGTGAGTAATACTTCTTCTTCTCCCATAATTAAAGTTGCTTAAGGTAGTGATTTAATGAGTCTTGAATGTTCTTAAGACTAGTAAAGAAGAAACCAATCTGGTCATCTGATTTAAATGCTTCTGTTAATTCAACAGCGTTAAGTTGTTTGTTAGATTCCTCAACAATAGCTGAAATGCTGTCAATAATAAATCTTTGTTTAGTAGCAATTTGTTCTAACTTAGCTACTTTTTGATTTAAATTCCAAATGATGTATCCAAAAATAGTTAATACCCATAAGGCGATTGAAATGATTCCTAGTGTCATATGTTTTTCATTAATTCGGCTAAACCTGGGTTAGCTAGCTTTTTTAATGCTTGTTGTTTAACTGCTGGTTTAGCGTTTTTATTTAGTTTAAAATTGGGTTTATCTTCGACTTTAGGTTGTTTTGGTCCTAATAATTTAGGTAACCATTCAACTTCAAATTCAACACGAGCAGCTAATAAATCTGCTTGATGAAGAACATACATAATTGAAGTACGAGGCTTAGTTTCAGGTGTAAAACCCATTAAATAAGCTTTGTTAGCATCTTCATATAAACCATCATGAGTTCGAATAGCTAAAAACTCATTTTTAGTATATTCAATACCATTACTCATTAACAAATATAAACCACGATCAGGAACAGTCATATATTCTAAACGATCATTAAACATGTAAGTTTCATTTAGTTTATCTCTTCTCCATTGATCTGTTTGTTCAATGTATGAAGCGTTTTGTTCATCTCCAAATTTTCCTAAATCATGATTAATAGCTGAGAATACTAATTCTTCAGTTGTATAAGTATCAATCATACCAAATGAACGCCATACTTCATCTAATTTAAGAGCAGCATCAACAACTCTATTTACATGGTCAATATAACCACCTGGGAAACAGTTGTGGTATTGAGCTTTATGAGATGCGGGCATCATCACAAAACGTTCTTCATGTTTGAGATAAAAGTCTTTAAGTCTCTCACCTCGTTCACCTGAGATGTAAGTGTCAATGTTATTAAGGAATTTATCCCAATTTGATTTAATTTGTTCTGGTGTAATCATAACCTATTATTTTTATTTAGTCTTGTTCTGCATTAAGTAATGTTCTAACTTCTTCAATTTTATCTTTCATTTTACTAAGCATTTCCTTAGCATCTAAGATAGTAAACTGTGGATTTGAAAATTGAGCGCCAAAACCGTTTAGCATATTTTCAAGTTGATCTAATTTTTTCTGTGTTAATTCTTTATATCTCATTTCATGTATGATTTTATAATACCTACTAATTCAGGTATCGTATTGAATGTACGTAATGTATCTGTGGTATCCAAGCTCGTTTCTGGAACGATAGTTACTACTTTAGATCCTAAGTCAATAAAAGTAATTGGATAGTGATTAGTCTTAAATTTTTCTTCAATTTCATCTGCAAATTTAGAAAACATATCAGCATCAATATTAACATAGGTTATCCCTGCTGCACCTAATTCGCTCTTCAGCCACTCACAGTAATCACAACCCCTCAACGTTAATAACCTTACTCTTACTTCCTCACTCATCTCTCTAATGTCACTCATAAGTAAATTATAATTATTTATTATTTTAAAAAAATACGGATTTTTCTCTGGGAGGCCAAACTTTATTAATATAAATATAAAAAAAGGGCGAGCTTTGGCTCGCCCCGGCTTTAAGCCTCAACATCAAACTATTTAGTAATGTATTTAACTAATTCTTTATTAAGCATCATCAATTTAAATTTATTTGGATTACTATTATAAATTGACTTAACCATATTATAACTCACATCAGTCGCAAATACTTTTTCAGTGACAATTTTAGCTACACGATCAATTGTTGTTTTTTCAATTGATTCATTTTTAGATATATATTCCAAATAGTTAGCTAAACGTGTACCTAATGTAGCGGCAATATCTGCTCTATATTCTTTATCTTTACCAACTAGACTCTTAAGTGTATTAAGTACATATTGTTCATCTTGTGTTAAGATATTCTCTGGTGAAATCATCTTATCCAATTTATTATTAATGAACATTGTAAACAAAGTACTAAACTCACTACCAACTGAACCCTCACCAATCATTTGAATTAATGGTAATGAATCCTCAAACGATTTAAGTGAACTAATACTGTTAAAGAACATACTAACACTTCTACTGTTAACTTCTTTAGTTACTAACTCTGGATGCATCAACATAAAGTTAATACAACGGCCATCCAAACGATTCTGTTCAGCCCATTTACCCCAACATTTAAGATCAAATTTTAAGTCAACACTAATAAATCGAGTTTTTTGAGCATTGTCAATACTATTAACTAAATAATCACCATTATCAGGATTACTTGTTAATACAATATGCCAATCTTGAGGTAACTTCCAACTAATATATTGTTG